AAAATTATGCAATGAATTAAGTGGATTAAATATAAATACATATAATATAGTTGAAAAAACTGATGCAGCAGACATGAATCAAGATGAAATTGATGAATTATTGGTTAATATAATAAAAAAAATTAAAAAAAATTAACTTTTTTTTAAAAAAATGTAGACTTTTTAAATAAATGGTAGTATAATTAATAATATAAAGTTAATAAAGTTTATAAACTTTATTAACTAAAAATAACAAGGAGCAAATATGAATTTAACAATTAAGCAATTAAAACAAATTTTATTTGAAATTGATGATGAAGAAATCACTGTTAAAGAACTAAGACAAAAATTAAATGAAATAAATGATGTTTTATATGAAAAAGAATTTAGTGATATTTATGATTTAACTAATAGTATTAAAAAAAATTTAGACAAAAAATGTAGTAATTTTGAATCAAAAATAAACAAGGAGCAAATATGAGAACAATTAAAATTGAAGCAATAAAAGAGCCTATTGCCTATATAAAGGATAAGTATGAGAGAGAAGAACATTATAGAAACAGAATAAATTCAAAAAAAGAATTTAATTTATTAGTCGAAAAGCTCAACGGAAAAAAAATTATTATAACCAGAATTAATCAAGCATTAGAAGTATATCGATATGCAGGATCAAACTATTTGGGGAATCCTCCAAAATTTTACGCAGCTGTATTAGTAGAAAATACAGATGAAAAAGATGTATTCTTTTTAACTTTAGAAACTTGTTATAAAAGTGTTGATGAATGGGTAGTTTGTCAACAATAACTTAAAACAAACAAGGAGAAAAATATGAGAAAAATAGAAGTGTATGAAAAAGATGGATTTGTTATATTTGATAATAGCAAACATCCAGTTTGGTTTGAAGAAAATAATAAGAAATATGCGTTAAAATTAATAAATAAGATAAAAGTAAGAGAAGATCAATATGATGAATATTATGAAATAATTGGTTATCCATATCAATTACAATTAGATACTGTAGATGGAAACTGGTATATAGGCGAATATGAATTATGGATGGAAGAAATTGAACAAAAGAGGGAAGGTGTTAATCAATGTTTAAATTAATTAAAAGATTTTTAGATAAAAGATATATAAATAAATTAGATTATGCAATGCTAGACAAGGTAACAAAAGGAAAGAAAAAAGAAAGAAAGACAGAATATATAAAAGATTATGGATGGATTATAAAAAAATAAAGGGATAAAATTATGATAATAGAAGGACAAGGTAAATTAAATTACAGAGGATACTACAGCGAAGAAATAAAAAGAAAATTATGGGAATATGGACTTGATGGAGAATGTGGTAATTTTGAATCAAAAAGAGAATTAAATATAAAAGAAATAGAAAAAATAGCACAAATTATATCTAAACACGATGGAATTTACACTTATTACAAACAATGGTACTCAAAACCTATTCAAAGTTGGCGATTATGTTATAGTTTTGAAAAATAAAAATAATATTTAGGCTGAAAACTGATGCTCAAAGTTTTTAGCCTCTTTGTTATTTCCCCCATATTTATATGGGGGTTTTTTAACTTTTTTTTAAAAAAATTATACTTCTAGTTAATATATATAATAAAGGAGCAAAAATTATGATGATTGAATATTATGAAGAAGATATAAAAAAATGGACTGAAAAAATATCTAATATTTACAGCAACAATATTTTATTTATTGATGGTTCTGAGTTGGTAATAGAAAATTTAGAGAATAATTCTTATAAATCTTCAGGTAATTTAGCAAAAGAATATTCATTTTTTCTATCCTATATACCTGAATCAAAATTCAGAATAGATTTCCATAAAAATATAGCCGTTTTTAAAAAAAGAGAAAATAAAAATGAATTAAGACAAGATATAATTGATGAGTTGATGGAGGAGTACGAATGAGACTTTGGAACTATGAATTATTACCAGAATTACCTCAACAATGGTTATTAGGACAACACAGAGAATGTTGCGCTTTACGCGGTTTAGGTTGGGGCAAAAAACATAAAATTGTAAATTATGTTTTTAATAATAATTACATGACATTATATAAATATCATTTCTCAGTAATGCGATTATTACAAAATAAATATAATAGCAATATTAATGAGAAGTGGTTTAATGCTTTTTATCGTGGAAAAAAATTAAGATACAGCATTATTTTGCCTAATTTTAATATTACAACACAAGAAAATTATCTTGAACATGATAATAATTATTATATTGAATGCTGTAATATTTTAATAGAAAAATTTGAAAATAAGTTTAATAAAACACTAAATATAAAATATTTATATTTAATAGAAAATTTTCTTAATCTAAGAGATATAAAAAATAATACAATAAAGAAGGAATTATGTTATATAACTGTAAATTCTGTAATAAGAAAGTTAAAATGATAGAGGAAAAGAGAATAATTATTGGAGAAAAATATATTAAATTATCTATGTTCTGCCCTAATCACAATGGAATTAGTTATTCTGTTGTTTTTGATTTGAGAATATGGTTAATTGAAGTGAGTCGAATATGTGCAAGCTTCCAAAAGATGAAAAAACATACCGATATATAAAAATGTTTATAGATTGTTTAAATGATAAAGTTCTGACATATAAATTAGAAAATACTATTCAAGCTCGTGAAATACAACACCACCTCCAAATTAATAACATAACTAATGATTACAAAAATAATGAAGCCAACATTTGGATAAAAGAATATGCTAAAGACTTTAGAAATTATATAGACACAATGAAAAATTTTATATTTCATTTTAGAGATCAAATTGGAGATTATGATAATTTTTGTATAATTGTAGATATTTACAACGAGAAAAATAATGATAAATAAAATAAACACGATAAAACAAAAGCTAATAATAACAGGGCTTATTACTAGTAATGAATTTTGTAAAGAGATTATACCAATTTTAAATTATAATAGAGAATTAACAAACGAAATATTCAGCAATTACTATAAAGTTACTTTAAATTGGTGTATTGATTATTACAAAAAATATAATAAATCTCCTAAAAGATATATACAAAAAATATATAAAAATAGTTATGAAAAGGCTGAATATGATGATGAAGATTATAAACTAATTGAAGAATTTTTAAACAATTTATCCGATAAATTTGAAAGAGATAAAAATTATAATGAGCAATATACAATAGATCAAGCATTATTATTTTTAAGAGAAGTTAATTTAAAAATATTAAAAAAACAAATTAGTGATGTTCAAGATATTGCAACTGCTGAGAGGGCTGTAGAAGAATTTCGACATATAAAAAAAGAAACTGATCAAATTGAAAGTTTCGATTTATTTAATGATTTAACTGAAATTGATGATGCTTTTAATGAAGAAAAAGATAATTTATTCAAATTACCTGGTATTCTCGGCAATACTTGTTATTATTTTCAAAGAGGTGATCTAATTAGTTTTACAGCTCCAGCAAAAAGAGGGAAAACATGGGCATTACAAGAAATAGCTATCCTAGCTTTATTAAATCATCTTAGAGTTGTATTTTTTAGCTTTGAAATGTCTAAAAAACAATGCAAAAAAAGATTATATCAATCTTTATTAGCGGAAGTTAAAAGAATAAAAAAAGGTCAAGAAAGTATTGAAGTTAAAATACCTAAATTTTCTTATGATTCAGATATAGAGAAATATATTATTGATTATAATGTAAAAGAAAAATATGGAATTAGCGCAGATAAAGTTAAAAATAAATTAAAAGCGATAAAAACTCAAGCGAGAGGTGGAAATTTAAAAGTTATTTGTCCGCCTGCTTATAGTATGTCAGTTAGACAAAGTGAAAGAATATTGGATGATATGGTATTGGATGGATTTGTGCCTGATGTTGTTATATATGATTATGCAGATATTATCGAGCCTGAAAGAAAAAATGAATACAGGCATCAAATTGATAGTGTATGGAAAGGATTAAAAAGAGTAGCACAAAAAAAACATATAGCAGTATTTACAGCCAGCCACAGCAACAAAACAACTTTCGAAAAAGATATTAATGAAGGGGATGTTGTTGAGGACAGTAGAAAATTGAATCATGTCAGTATAATGATGGCAATTAATCAGAAAGCTGAAGAAAAAAAACTTGGTTTAGCAAGACTATCTATATTAGTTCATCGCCATGAAGATTTTAATAAAACAGATAATTTTGTAATATTACAGAATTTAAGTATTGGCAAATTTATGCTAGACAATAAATTTGAAAAAGATGTTCATTATGAACTGCCTAAAAAAAAGAGGAGATAATTTTAAAATTTTATTTGTTGCGGTTAATATATATAATAAAGAGGGGAATTAAAAAACAAGGTAGTTTAATGTAAGAATACCAATTTTATTTTTTAGGGTAATTATTGGTTTTTTAAAATTGGAGGTGCTGGTTAAAGTCCAGCTCTTGTTTTTATTAAATAAAAAGGTATAAATATGAAAAAATTAGTTATTGCTATTGATTTTGATGGTACTATTGTAGAAAATGAATATCCAGAAATTGGAGGATTAAAACCTGATGCAAAAAAAGTTATAAATAGATTACATAGTAAAGGTCATACTATTATAATTTGGACTTGTAGATGCAATCAACATCCTGAATATGATGATTTGAGTGATATGAAATGGTTTTTATTTGATAATGAAATTAAATTTGATTGTGTTAATCAAAATGATAAAAATATTGTTCAATTTGGATGTTTTCCGAAAATTTATGCTAATGTTTTTATTGATGATAGAAATATTAGCGGAATACCTTCTTGGATAGAAATAGAAAAAATTATAAATGAAATGGCTGAAGGAAAATAATTATGAAAATTACTATTATTGGTAGTGGTATTGCTGGTTGTATGGCAGCTAATTATTTTAAAAATGAAGATATTACTATTATAGAAAAAAATAATAAAGTGAGCTTTAATTACGAACACAATGCTATTATGAGGATGAAGGATGTTAGTGCTGGTTTAATATTAGGAAATAAATTAAAAAAAATAAAAATAGAAAAAAATTATTTATTTAACAAAAAACTTTTTAATAAACCTAATATATTGATGAAAAATAAATATTCTTTAAAAGTGTCTAATAAATTGTGTAATCGATCTATTGATAATTTTGATAATAGTTTTAGATATATTTTTGCTGATAAGAATAATCCACTTGAGAGATTTAATGTAATTTATGGTTCTGAGATTATTAGTTTTAATGAATTTGATGGAAATATTTTTATAAGTACTATTCCATTGCCTGATATATTAAAAATATTAAAAATAAATCACGATATTGATTTCAATATTTTAAAAAAATCAATTAAAATTATTAAATTAAAATTAAATATAAATACAAGCAATTTATATCAAACTATATATATAGTAGATGATTATTATAATGCTTATAGAGCTACTTTACAAGATGGAGAAATAATATTTGAATTTATTTATAAAGATGATTGTGATTATTTTAAAGAGATGTGTGAATTGCTTTATTATTTTGGCTTAAAGTATTGTGATGAGGAATATGAAATATTGGATAATAAAAATGGAAAAATAATAGAAATAGATGATGAATGGAGAAAAGGTATAATAGCAGAATTAACAGAAAAATATAATATATATAGTCTAGGCAGATATGCTATTTGGAAACCTGGATTGATGATTGATGATTTGGTACAAGACTTAAAAATAATTTCAAAAATGATTAATATAAGCAAAAAAAGGAGAAAATATGAAAGTATATTTAATCAATTACACTAAAGATGCAAAAGAACTTTTAATTTTTAGTAAAAAAACAAGATTAAAGATGAATGTTAATAGCTTTGAAGATATTAAAAATATGAGTGAAGAAGAAAAAAATAAAGAAATTGATTATGTTTTTGGTACTATTGGCAGTAGTTGGGAATTTATTGATTATACTTTTTTGATAGAAGGAGTGACAAGAGCTTTCACACACCAGTTAGTAAGACATAGAGTAGGAGTATCGTTCGCACAGCAAGCACAACGTGTTGTAAACATGAGTGATTTTGAATATATTAGTACTGGAAATATAAAAAATAATGAAAAATTTTTTGAGATTTACAAAGATGGAATGGATATGATTAATAAATATTATGAAATTTTAATAAGAAAAGGAGCGCACCCACAAGACGCAAGGGGAATTTTACCAACTAATATAACTACTAATATTTTAATGAAAATAAATTTAAGAAGCCTTTCCAGTATGCTAAATACTAGGCTTTGCATAAAAGCACAAGATGAATTTCAGGATGTGGCTAGAGAATTAAGAAAAAAAACTTTAGAAATACATCCATGGACAAAAAAAATATTACAAGTTCATTGCGTACAACACGGTAATTGTGCTTTTCCTAATTATGAAGATTGTCCAATAAAAAAGAAAAATTTAATTAAAAATTTTGATAGAAAAAAAATATTAAATGTTTGGGAATCAAAAAGATCAGAATATCAACCAAAAGAGGATAAATAACAATGACTGTACCTGATTTATTAAAAGAAAAAGCTGATTTATTTGAAAAAAAAGGAAAAGAATACGGTAATACATATAAAGATTTTGGCAAAGTTTTAGAATCTTTAGATATAAAAATTAAAACAAAAAATAAACATGATTATAATAAGATTGGTATTTTCTTTATGATGATACACAAATTTATGCGTATTTCAAAAACTTTATTCACAAATACTCCGAGCATAGATTCAATCAAAGATTTACAAGTTTATTCTGCTATGCTTGAAGAAATTTTAATTGAAGAGGATTATGAAAATGGATAAAAAAAATAGAGAACTTATTTATAAAAATAAAAAATATAAAAATGATGAAAGATTTAAATTAGATTATAAAATAAAAAACTTTTTTCATGGCGCTTTAAAAATGAAAAGAAAAAATAAGAAATATAGAAAAAATAGCAAATATGAAAAAATTCTCGGATATTCAAGAGAAACTCTAATTTATCATATAGAAAATAGATTTGAAGAAGGAATGTGCTGGAATAATTATGGAGAGTGGCATTTGGATCATATAATTCCAAAATCTTTATTTAATTATGAAACTATTTATTGTCCTGAATTTTCATCTTGTTGGAGCCTTCAAAATTTACAACCTCTTTGGAAAAAAGATAATCTAAAAAAATATAATAAGGTAAATTAAAAATGCAAAATTTTGTACATTTACATAATCACGATGAATATTCTGTTTTGGATGGATACGGAAAATCTGAGGATTATGCTAAAAAAGCTAAAGAATTAGGTTTTACACACTTATCAATGAATAACCATGGCAATATAGATGGTTTAATAACTTTTCAAAAAGCCTGTAATAATAATGGAATTAAACCTATTTTCGGTTGTGAAGCCTATATAGTAAAAGATTTAAATATTAAAGAAAAAGGAGATAAAAGAAAACACATAAATATTTTAATTAAAAATGAAATAGGTTGGCAAAATTTACTAAAATTACTCTCTATTGCTAATATAGAGGGTTTTTATTACAGACCAAGAATTGATCCAAAAGTTTTAAAAAATAATTTAGAAGGGTTAATAATAACTACCGCTTGTACTAGTTCTTTTATATTAGCTGAATGGGGCTTTAAACTTATGCAAGATATTTATTATAAACTCGAAGAAGATTTTTATTTTGAAATAATGCCTCATGAATTAAAAGAACAAGTTGAATTAAATAAATATATAATGACTATAAGAAATTTATTTCCAAAATCTAAAATAATAGCTACAAATGATTGCCATTATATAGAAAAACACCAACACTTAACTCAAGAAGTATTATTAGCAATACAAGCTAGAAAAAAATGGAATGATAAAGATAGATGGAAATTAAATGTTACTGGTTTATATTTAAGAGGTTATAAGGAAATGGTAAGAGCTTTTATAAAACAAAATTGTTTGGATTTGGAAATAATTTTAAAAGCTTTAAAAAATACAAATGAAATTGCTGAAAAATGTGAGAATTTTTATATAAAGGAAACACCTGTAAATTTACCTAAAGTTCCAATTTTAAAAAAAGAAAAAGATGAGGAAGCTTTAAAAAGATTATGTGATGAAGGATTTACAAATAAAATTAAATATAATTATAAAAAAATAAAAAAATTAAAAGAATATGAAGAAAGATATAATTTTGAATTAAATCAAATTATAAAACAAGGATTTGCAAAATATTTTTTAATTGTATGGGAATTAGTTAATTGGTGTAAAAATAATAATATTATGGTTGGTGCTGGAAGGGGAAGCTCTGGAGGCAGTTTAATTTGTTATTTGTTGAATATTACTGCTGTTGATCCTTTGGAGTTTGATTTAATTTTCGCTAGATTTATCAGCCCTGCTAGAATAGATTTACCTGATATTGATATGGATTTTGAAGACAGGAAAAGAATATTGATAAGGAAACATTTAGAAAAATTGTATGGAAAATATAATGTGGCTGGAGTTAGTACTTTTTCCAGAATGAAAGGGAAAGGTGCTGTGCGTGATGTTAGTAGAGTTTTTGATATTAATTTGTTTGAAGTTAACAAGGCTTGTGAATGTATTGTTACTAGGTCTGGTGGTGATGAGAGAGCTAATTATACTATAGAAGATGCTTTCAGTAGTTTTGAGGATGGTAAGAAATTTAAAAAAAAATATCCTAAAGTAACAAAATTAGCCATAGAATTAGAAGGGCAAATTAGGCATAAAGGAGTGCACGCAGCAGCAATGTGTATTTCAAAAGACGACTTAAGAAAAGGATTCAGAACTAATCTTCAAATCGGAAAAGATGGTGAATATATTGTTAACTGGGAAAAATACGACATTGAACATAATGGTATTATGAAGCTGGACGTTTTGGGGCTTAATGCTTTAACTGTTTTAAGTGAAACTAAAAGATTGGTTAAATTAAATCATAATATAGACTTAAATTTTGAAAATCTTAATTTGGATGATAAGAGATGTTATGAGGAATTTTCTAAAGGAAACACAATAGGTTGTTTTCAAGTCGGCTCTTTGGGGTTAGCAAAATATTGTAAACAATTAGGAATAGAAAATTTTGATATGCTTGTTAATGCTACTTCTTTGTATCGCCCTGGTACTCTTAGAAATGGAATGGCTACTGAATTCATTAAAAGAAAAAAAGGAGAAGTGAAAACAACTTATATACATCCAATATTAAAAGAATTAACTAAAGAAACATACGGAATAATTTTGTACCAAGAACAAGTAATGAGATTTATGTATGATTTGGCTGGTTTAGGGTGGAGGACTTGTGATACTGTTAGAAAAGTTATCAGTAAATCACAAGGTGATGCTCAATTCATGAAATTTAAAAAAGATTTTGCTGAGGGATGTGTTAAAAAAAATACTTTGGATAAAGAAACTGCTGAAAAATTATGGGATGAATTAAGTAGTTTTGGTTCTTATAGTTTTAATAAAAGTCACGCTGTTGAATACAGCATGATTACTTACTGGGATATGTATTGCAAAGTTCATTTCCCTAAAGAATTTATTTGTGCTTCTTTAAGTTTTTGCGGAGATGATAAAAAACAAGATTTAATAAAAGAAGCTTTAAGAATAAATTTAGACATAAGACCTCCCAAAGTCGAAATAAGTAAAGCTAAAGATTGGATAATTAAAGAAGATGTGCTATATGCACCTTTTATTGAGATTAAAGGATTAGGAGAAAAAACTTGTAAATTGGCTGAAGAATATAGGAAAAAATATAATAATGAAGGTTTTTTTGAAAATAATAAAAAAAAGAAAGAAAAAATTTTGACTAAAAGATTTGTTAATATATTAGAAGAAATAAATGCTTTTTCTGATGTTGAGATTGATGATGATTTTGCTGAAAAAATAGAGAAATATTTTCAATTTTCTTTTGTTAAAGACCCCAGCAGAAAATATACAAAAATATTAGAAATACTTAATTTAAAATTATCTAAATTATCTGATATAAATTTTAATAAAAATTTAAAAGAAAAAAAATATTATTTTGTTAAAATTACTGAAATAAGATTTAGTTACAAAAATGAAAAAAGTGGTGGTATGGTTTATGGATATGTTGATGATAGAAGTAGCAATTGTATGATAATTTTTAATAGAGATTTGTATGATTCTAAAAAAGAAGAAATTGAACATGCTGCTGAAAAATATGCCATTATAGAAGTAAATAGCACTAACAATAATTTTTCAGCTGTTAATTGTAGTAATATATTTTTTGAAGAAGATTTAATAAATGCTAATTTTAAAGGATTGAAATTAAATTTAATTAAATCTAAAAGATATAAAGTTAAAGATATTATTGAATGTAAGGAGTGTGATTTACATAAAGAATAGGTGATGAAGGATTTGAAAGAATAGATTTTCACGTTACTAGCGTTATAAAATGTTATCCTTCTATAACAAAAACGCCAACAACAACACAAATAAAAAAATGTTCTAAATGGTTAAATAAAGAAATAAAGGAAATTAAACCTCCTTATATATTAGCATTAGGAAACACATCTATAAAATATTTTTTAGGAGAGAATTCAGGTATTATGAATAAATGTGGCACTACTGAGTGGAATAATGATGTTGGGGCTTGGATTTGTTGGTGTATTCATCCAGTTAGTGTACTTTATGACGCTAAAAATAAAGAATTATTTAAAAAAGGTATAAAAAATTTTATAAAAAAAATAAAAAATGGTTAATATATATAATGAAGGAGTGAAAAATGAATTATGAAAAAGATTTAGAAATAGATAAAAATGATTTAGACAATATATTTGTCAAACAACCAATATTAGCAATGAAATATCAAGAATTATTGGCAAAAAAACAGACAGAAAGAGATGATCTTAAATTAGAATTGGAGGTGTTAGAAGCTGAAATTGATAAAGAAATAAGAAACAAATATACAAAAAAACCTCCAGAAGTTGAAATAAAAAATATGGTAATAATGGATAAAAAAAGAATTGCAAAAATAAAAGAACACAACAAAATTATAGAGGAATATAATATTTTAAAAGGTGCAGTTAATAGTTTCGAACATAGAAAAAAATCATTGGAAAAATTAACTGAATTATATATAGCTGGATATTTTAGTACAGTCAAACAGAATACAAAAGAAAATTCAATTCACAATAAACAGAAATCTAATTTAAAAAGGAAAAAGTGATGGATTTTTTATTTAATTTACTCATGGTAGTTTTAGGAGTTATTTTAACTCCTATTATATTATACATTATTTTTAGAATTATATCCAAGGCGATATTTAAGAGTTTTAATGAAGAAATTAAAGGAGATAAAAATGTCAAAAACAAGAAAAAGATTTAAAAATCTATCTGAAAAAACACAAAAACATTATAAAGATAGAAACAAATACGGAACAGGTAAAAATTATTATGAATTACCTGATAATATGGAAGAATTTAAGCCTAAAGAAGGAGTGAATAAAATTGATATAATTCCTTATATAGTGAAAACAGATCAAGACCCACAACAAGAAAAAGGTGAAGGCGCTTATGTACTTTATGTATGGGTTCACAAAAATATAGGGATTAATAAAAATCAATTTGTGTGTTTGTCTAAAAATTTTGATAAACCTTGTCCTATTTGCGAAGAAGTTGAAGAATTAAAAAATTCTGGTGATAGTGAATTAGAAGAGTTAGGGGAAATATACAAAGCCAAACAAAGAGTTTTGTATAATGTAAAACATAAAGGTGAAATTAAAATATTTGAAGAATCACATTTTTCATTTCAAAAAACTTTATTAGAGGAGTCTTTGGATGATAGTACTGGAGATGTTATTACTTTTGCTGATCCTGATGATGGCAAGACTATCAAATTTACCGACAGCGGTGTTTGGAATGATAGATTCAAAAGGTTTAGATTTTTAGATAGAGAAGAAGAAATAACAGATGAAGAATTGGATGAAGCTGTTTCACTTGAAGAATTATTAACTGTGTATACTTATGATGAGTTAAAAAATTATTTTCATTCAGCTAATATAAAAGATGATGATGAAGAAATTGATGATGAAGAAATTGATGATGAAGAAATTGATGATGAAGAAATTGATGATGAAGATGACAATGAAATCGAAGAAGATGATGAAGAAGAAGATTTACCTAAAAAAAGAAAAAATAAATCAAAGAAAAAAAATCATAAAGAAATTGATGATGAAGATGATGACGAAGAAGAAAAACCTAAAAGAAAAAGAGAAAAATTAACAAGCAAGAAAAAACCAAAATGTCCATATGGTTATTCATTTGGCGCTGATCATGATTCTGAGGACGAGTGTGATGAATGCGATGAAGATTTATGGGGATGGTGTGCTGCTGAGAAAAGAAAAAAATAAGGATTAGATTATGTTAATAACAAGTAATGAATTTAAAGATAGATTAGAAAAAATGAATGTTTATATCAGTAAAATTCCTATCAATAGATTTATAAAAGAAAATGGTGGGAAAAAAATTGGTAATAAATGGTACATTGATGAAGAATATCTTGAAAAATTTTTAGAAGGGAAAACTAATGAGTAGTGCATTGACTAAACAGATAAAGAAAAGAGCAAGATCAAAAAAAGATAATCCAGAACAAATCGTCAAATTTTTTAATACTGGATGTACTCTCCTTGATCTTGCTCTAGGAGGTGGGTTTGCTCAAGGAGCTTTGATAAATATTATCGGAGATAAAAGCTCTGGTAAAACCTTATTAACTGTAGAATGTTTAGCTAAAAATAAATTAGACATGAATAGTAAATTAAAAATTATTTATGATGATGCTGAAGCTGCATTTAATTTTAATACTGAAGAAATGTATGGAGTTGAATTTTTTGATGAAGATTTTCCACGCAGCAATACTATTGAAGATTTTGATCTTAATTTTAATAAAAATATAAATAAATTAAAAGATGATGAAAAAATGATTTACGTGTTGGATAGTTTTGATGCTATTGGTAGTTTAGCTGAGAACGAAAAAATTGTTGAAAATAGAAAAAAACATGAAGACGGTAAAAAAGAAACTGGTGATTATAACATGGCTAAACAAAAAAAATCAGGTCAATATTTTAGGGAAATGGTCAAATATATGCGTAAAAAGAAATGTAGCTTACTAATTATTAGTCAAGTAAGAGAAAATATTGGAGTTATGTTTGGTGCTAAATATACTAGATCGGGTGGTAAAGCTCTAGATTTTTACGCTAGTCAAGCTATATGGCTAGCTGAAACAGCAAAAATGATTAAAATGGATCGTGCTATTGGTATTAGAGTTAAGGCTCGCATTACTAAAAATAAATGTTGGAAGCCTTTTAGAGAATGTTTTTTTGATATATTGTTCGATTATGGAATTGATGATGTTACTAGTAACATAAATTATCTATATGATTTAATTGATAAAATAGGAAAATTAAAAAGTAAAAGAGAAAAAGTTGAATGGGATAATAATGAATATACTGTATCTGGATTAGTTAATTATATAGAAGAAAATAATTTGGAAGAAGAATTAAAAAAAAGAGTAATAGAAAAATGGAATAAAATTGAAGACTCTATTTCCCCAAACGAAAGAAAGAAAAAATATTAATTTTTAAGGAATAAATTTAATGAAAACTAGCAGTCGAAAAGCGAAAGGTAGAAAATTACAAAAATATATCTGTTCTAGGATTGCTGATATTTTTGACCTAAATTATGATCAAGAAGATGATAATTGCGCTATACATAGTAGAGAAATGGGGCAAAGTGGAACTGATGTAGTTTTGAGGGGTGATTTAAATAAAAAATTTCCTTTTAGTGTTGAATGTAAAAATACAGAAAAATTAAATCTATATGAAGCCATAGGACAAGCAAAAAGTAATCAGAAAAATAAATTCTGGTTATTAGTACATAAAAAAAATCACAAAGAACCAATAGCAATTATGGATTGGAAAACTTTTGAATATTTAATAAGGGAGTTAAAAAATGATTTCTAATTTAAATATTAAAAATTTTCAAAGTCATGAAAATACTAATTTAAGCTTTCATAAAAATATAAATGTTATTGTTGGTAAGAGCGATTCTGGTAAAACTGCGATTATAAGAGCTTTAAATTGGTTGCTAAAAAATAGACCTGCTGGAGATAGTTTTATACAATTTAATAAAGATAAAATTATAGTAGAATTAAAAATAAATGATAATAAAATAAAAAAAATAAAATCTAAAAAAGAAAATAAATATATTATAGATAAAAAAACTTATAAAGCTTTTGGTGCTGATGTGCCTGATGATGTTAATAATATTACATTATTTAATCCCATCAATATTCAATATCAATTAGACCCTCCTTTTTTACTCAGCAAGAGTCCTGGTGAAATTAGTAAGTATATAAATAAAATAATTAAATTTGATGTTATTGATGAGGCTTTGTTTGATGCTGAGAAAATGAAAAGAGAATATAAAAATGAAGAAAAAATATTAAAAGAACAAGTTGAAGATTATACTAATAAAATGAACAATTTAAATTGGTTAGAAAAAGCAATTAAAGAATTTAATAAATTAAATATTAAATACAATAATTATTTAAAAGAAGAAGATAAAAATAAAAAATTTTTCAATACAATAATATCATTAAAAAATATAGATGAAGAAATAAAAGAAATAAATAAAATATTAAAAATAAAAAATAAAGTAGACATATTATTTAAAGATGCTGATAATCATAAAAAACAAAAAAAGAAAAATGAAATATTAAATAATATGATAATTAACATAAAATCAGTACAAGAATCTATTGATAAAAAAACTAATAAAATTAAAAATCTAAAAAATAAATTAGATGAAATTATGCCGAATATTTGTCCATTGTGTGGTAATAAATATGAAAAATAATAAATTTATAGTTAATGGCTCTAATACTAATCACAACACACATCCAGATAATCCAATGAGCCCTATAAAAAAATTATATAGATACATAAAATTATATTACAAAAAATATAAAGATTTTCCATCCTTCAATAATATGCGAAAACATTTAGATGTACAAAGATATAAATTGATAGAATTATTAAGAAATTTAGAGCATAGAAATTTAATTATAAGAAAAGTAAGCCATTATTATTTACCAGAAATGCTTCAAGAAAAAGATAATGATGTTAAAGAAATAAAGATAAATAAAAAGAAAACAAAAAAAATACAATTAAACAAAGCTATTTTAATATTTAAAATATTTTGTGCTATTATTGGATTTATTACATTTTATATTAGTATTATTTATAGTTATAAATGGTTTAGAAATTTATTAAATATTCCTAATTCTATATTATTTAGTTTTGCTATTGTTGGATTTTTAATAATCAGTTTTGAATTAATTATATATTTTGTGAATAATAAAAAATATATAATAAGCAGTTTATTTATTTTTTTATGGATAATTACTACATTATTCAGTATGTCTAGCACATTAGCAGGACAGCAAAAAGAAATGTTAAAAACTAAAATTAAAAATTATGATATTGAAGCTAATAATAAATTAATTATACTTAATGAAATAGATAAACAAATAAATGAAACTGAAACTGAAATAAAAGCAAAAAGAATTGAACGAACTAAATTATTACAATTTTTAAATTCTATAGATAATTATGAAGAAAATAAAAAACAATATAAAGATATAAATTATAGAATTTATTTAAAAAATAAAGATTTAAAAGAAATGTCAATTAAATTAACTGAATTAAAAAATAAAAAAATAAGTATGTTAAATAAAGGTTTAAATTTAGATAAAAAAGAAGAAGTTGATTTTTTTAAATGGTTAGAGACTATATTTAAAATTAAAGATTATATATTTCAATTTTGGTTATATTTATTTCCTGCTATATTTATAGATTTAATATGTCCTATTTGTTTTAGTATAGTATTTTTTTTAAGAGGAGTAAAAAATGAGCACAGTACAAAAAATCAATAGTCCTTCTATTTTAAAAAATTGTATTTATAAAAATGGTAATTTTTGTAAATTTAGTAAATTTAAACCTCCTAATTGTAATTTTTATAAAAATCCAGGTTTTTGTATTGTAGATGAGATTATAAAAAATTTTAAAAAATAGAGGAGATAAAAAAACATGCAAAATGGTAATATAATGATATTGCCTCCCCCCCTACTCCAGTTTTGCATGTTTCTGGAGTTTATTTTATAAGGAAATAATTGTGCAATATTTATTACAATTTTTGATTATTATTGTTTTTATTATTTTTGTGTATATATTTAATGAAATATAATTTTTTAAGGAGAAGATATGAAATTAAGTAAAAAAGAATTAAAAGACATTATTTTGTTAGTAGGAGGTGATAAAAATAGCGAAGTACAGCAATATATTGTTGCTTTGGCTTTTGCTGCTGAATGTGATGATGCTAAGGAATGTGCTTGTTTAGCTTTATCAACATTTTTAAGTGAATTAAATAATCCAGATTTATTTCCTCTAACTACTGATAAGAGTTATGATGCTTTAATTCGCTTAAGACCTTTAGAGATAATTTATTTAGGTTATAATGGTAATAAATTTATTGTTGATAAGGGGATGAGTGTTTTGGGAATGGTGTCTATTGGAAGTTATAAAAAAGACAAACAAAAATATCCTAAAATTACAATGGATATGGATGTTGAAGAAAAAAGATTATTACAGATAGCAAAAAGATTACCAAACTCATTATTAGATACAATAATTCCACCAGATATGGCTCCAAAAAAATGGTGGAATTAAATGAATTTAAATGTTGATTATGATGATATTCATAAAAGAATGCAAGTTTTAGTAGGAATATTAGTTACTTCGATTTTATTTATAATAGCAACTAATAATCTATTTAGAATAATAATCAACAAATTAAAATTTACTCATTTATATAGTCATGTTATTTTGTTATATATTTGTTGTATAATATTATTCATGACTATATTTTTTATTAATAAATACATGCAAATTATACAATTATTGTGTTTTATGTTCATACTTATTTTGAGTGTTTATGAAACTTTATTGGGTGATTTTCACGATGTACTTTTTTTGACATTAGTAAGCACATATTTTATAAAATATCATATTGTAAAGAAAAATTTAATTTTTAATTTAATAATTATTTTTATAATATATTGTTTTTTATTGTTTGTAAAAATTATATTTTTCAATAAATTCGATGAATCATTTTTTCAAATAATAAATAAAATAATAACTTCAGTTGGAGTTTTTATATTATTTAATGGCGCTTATTATTTTGAACAAAAAATTATAAATCAAATATTATTACAAGATCAGGTATTAATTAGTATAGGCAAACAATCAGCAATGTTAATGCATAATATTAAAAATTCATTATATAAAATAACTGCGCTAGATGATTCTTTGTCACAAGATGATGATATAATTGAACACCTTAGAATGAGAACTGCATTGGTTGATGATGTAATATTTAAAGTTAGGGATGCGACCGACAGAATAACTTCTAATAATTTAATTCCGAATAAAGTTTCAATAAATGAAATAATAAGAAAAATTAAAAATAGTTTTATGCTTGATAAAAAAAATAGTGATATCAATATTATTATAAAAGATAATCATATTATTATAGTAAATGGAATATATATAATAATTTTTTATATGATTAATAATATAATTATAAATTCAATACAAGCTAATGCAAAAAAAATAGTAATAGAAACTATTGAAGAAGATAAATATAATGTTTTGAAAATAAAAGACTGGGGCGATGGAAATAAAATATGTAATAAATGTTCAGATAAAAAATGTATAAATTGTAAAAAATATAGAGCTGGCAAAACTACAAAAAAACAAGGTACTGGATTAGGGATAATTAATGTGCAAGAGACGATGAATGAATTAAATGGCAAAATGTTAATAAATACTAAATTAAAAAAAGGTACAACTATATATTTATATTTTAGGAGGACAAAATGATCAGGATTTATTATGCAAATGATGAGGAAATTGGTTCAGTTAATTTTAAAATGTGTCCTTATCACCCTTTAAATATTGGACAAAAATTAAATTTTATTTCTTGTATAAATAAAAACGTTAAAAATTATAAATATGAAATAATTGATATTGAAACTGAAATTTCTGTAAACGGATATAATGTTATAGAAACTGTGGAAAGGGTGTATTTATCGCTTATATAATAAAACAACTGCAATTATAGTTAATATAATTATAAAAATAATAACATATACCATTACAACTCCTATTATTCATCTCCGAAAGGTTTTACACCTTGGTGCCATAATAGTTCTTCGGCAAGTTTCATACTTCTTACTATCTCTATAGTTATTTGGCTTAATTCTTGATATTTTTGTATTCCTAATTTTGTAAACCCTATGCCTCTCACAATAAATATTATCATTTCTAATTTTAATTCAAGTAATTGAATGTCGATCTCATCCAATAACCAATGTATTTGTACATCTGAAGCCATATAAGAATCCTTAACATCACTAATTATATATTTAGCTCCTCTTTCTTTTATTATTTTTATAGTTTCGTTTATAGCTTCTTTAAAATTATTTTGATTTAATTCATCTCTCCAAGTTTGCATAACAGCATTCCATTTTTTTAAATAAAAAACACTACAATTATCATTTTCTATCATTTTATACTCTTTTCTAAATAAGATATATCATATTTACTTTCAATAACTACATTATAATAATTAATTAGATGATTTACTAATTCAGTAGCTACATGTAATAATCCAAATTTTCCTTTCATATATGCTTCAGCCCCTCCAAAATTATTACTCATAGCATATTCTTCAATCGTATCTAAAAAATCCATTATTGTATTTCTACTTTTATCTTTTAATATTTCATAATCTCTTGGACTTTGGAATATAAATTTATTTAGTCTTGGAAAAACTGTATCATAGTATAATGGTACAAGTTCTTCTTTTACATTTTTGAATTCACTATAATTTTTATTAGATTCAAAAAATATCATTATCCTTCTTTTTAATTTAACCATATAGCATTCATCTTTACCAACATAACTATTAGCTAATATTATATATTTATCTTTTTCTACACTAATTTGTAATTTTTCTGCAGTAATACGCATAAAATAACTGGCCTCACTAAATGTTCTCATGGCCATTTTAATTTCATCAAGCATCAATTTTTGTATTTCTAATTTTTCTTTTTCAATTAATTTTTTATGTTCTTCTTCTGCAATTTTTTGTTTATTTTGTTTAAAATATAAAAATTTATCTAAATATTTAGAAAAATATTTCACTATTAAATAAATAATTAAAATTATTATCAACAATATTATTGTATTAAAAAATCCTATTTCTTGTATATATCTTATAATATCAAATTTTTCAAATTCCAAAATATTATCCTTGTCCGCTTATTGCCATTAAACATTTTCTTGAAGTTGCACCAGCTCCTCCTGGAAATGTTGCAGGTAAAGTACTATCATAAACACGTGGTATTGCATAAGCATGATTTGTAGTGGCAGTAGCTTCAGACTCATAAACACTAACAGAAGCATTAAAAGCAAATGCTAACCAATATCTTTTCCCCTCTACTAACATTATTGATTCAATAAGGTCTCTTATTACTTCATTTCGTGTATTAGGTGTTGTTAATGTAAGTTCAGCTGTTTCTGCAATTTTCGTTCCTGGATAATATGCACCATTATCTGCATATATACCAACTATTCCTAAAGTTCCACCAGTAAAAGCAGCCATTCCAATTAACATCTTATCAATATTTGTGGTAGCTTTTGAATACCAAGAGTGCGCATATAAATAATTCGTAGTTGTTGCGGAAGCAGATGTATATGTAATTGTCTGTCCGGCGACATTAAAACCTTCAGTGTCTAAATAATTTTGACTTAAACTTGGAGCCTTCATTTTTGCAAATATACTGCTTGGAGTACTATCTGTATAAAATGTCCATAATACTCTATACCAATTGCCTCCAACTTGATATCTTGTATAATTTTTTGTAATTTCGAACATAGTTTCCAAATCTAATTGATCTGTTGCTAGGGTTGGTGACCATGTTGCTGGAATTGTTGGAGTTAGTGTACTTAAAGCTTGTAAACTTACAGCTAAAGTATCCTCTCTAATAACAACAAAATACCAAGCATCAGCAGTTAATCCACTTATAGCCCCTAAATTTTGTTGACTTATAGATGTACCAAAAATTATGCTTTGATTTAATGTTACATTTCCTCCAGTAACATAAAGCCTTCCAATAACATCATCACTAACAGTAGGATCAGCAAAACTTAAAGTTCCATTACCATCAGTTTGCATAAATTCACCAGGTGCTCCATCTTCAATTGGAAAACTATATTTTTGAGGAAAATTATATAATAAAGGAGTAACGCTAGTTACAACAGAACTAGCCACAACGAACTCAGCTATACACTTTTCATCACTAGAATTATAATAACCGCCTCTAACCTCATCTAAAGTAGGTGCATCAGTACTAGCTCCATAACTACCAGTATCAATATTATTATCAATACTATTAGTATTTCCATCGCAAAACAAATACCAAGTACCGTCACTAATACTAGGAAAGCCCCCAGACCCCCATGTAAAAGTTCTATCACTAGTTTCTATTATATCATATATAATATCATTACTATTAACAAATCTAAAACGACTATATTGCTTTACTGTGGGGGGGTTATTTCCATTTTGTACAACATCTAATCTTTCTCCAGTACCGAGTAACATTGATTCTTTTAATGGTCTATAAGTTCTTTCTTCCCATGCAGTACCATTCCAAAAAAATGTTATTTCCTCTCCTGGTGTAGTTACTTTTCCGTTTGGGTGTCCTGTTACATTTGCACTACTAGCTGCATCGTTAATTATAGTAATTTCGAATCCATCTCCATAACTACCTGGATAAGTCAAAGCACAATCAGCACTTATAGTAGCTATTATTATTTGTCTTCTGGATGTACTTGGTATTACATAACTGGTGCCTGTTATACCTGTTACTACAGGACTATATGCAGAATTAGTAATAACATATTCACTTATTTTATCCATTGTTATAGATTTATCTGTTAGACTTTGCCTATTGTGTAATATATCTGCTCCTGTTGGGGTTGTTGTAGGAGGCATATCACTTAATGTTCTATTTGCCATTTTTTTACTCCTTTATTTATTAACTTGGGCTTAAAATCATAAATCCACCATCATCTAAATATAAAAATCCATCATCATCCAATATTAAAGTATCAGCTAAAATTAAACCAACGCCAGACGGTAAAACTTCAAATAATAAATCTTCAGCAATCTCATCAGGCTGTTGTAATTCTAATATACCACCATCATCCAATTCCATCAATCCACCATCATCCAACTCCATATCAAACATCAAATATACGCCGATATCTCCATCAGTCCACAATTGAACTTTAGCTGGATATATCGGAACGTATTGAACATCTGTAGCATTATATAATGCGGTAGCTGTTTTTATTAGAGCCTCAGGTGTAGCTGCACTCTTATTTATTTCGGCTTTTACTTTAAGTAACGTTCTATAACTCTCGTCATCCCGTCCATCTCTCTCTAATCCTAATATTTCACCAATTATATCTAATTGAACGCCCTTAGCAGTATCTATTGTAAAATTATCTCTTATCTCAAATATAGCAGTTTCTAATTCATCAGCCTTAGCATTCATAGCTTCAACTATTTTTCTAAACTTTTCTTTGTCTTTATATTGTTGTATTAGAAATTGTAAATTATAATTATAATCATCAATTTTTTGTATACTCATTTTTTTTCCTTATGGTAAATCTTGTACAACAATTCTGTCTATACTAAATTGTGCTAATTCTCTATCGTTAATAGTTATTACTAATATCTAAACTCCAATTAACTATAGCCTCTTTTATCAATTGATCTCCATTAGTTGGATAGCTTTCCTCATCATATAAATCCCTACTAACTTGTACGTGAATGTAGACAGATTCTGGACGGCTGAATTTTATTGTTTGGGGGTTGCCTTGAGAATCTGTTACAATTTCCGTAGTATTACCAAAAGATTGAATCCCTGATGGTTGAGTTTCCCATATTTTGTCTGCTACTTCTTGGTCATCCCCTCCTTGTACCACTGTTTCAAAACTGTGAGGTGGACGTCCTTCACCATCCGTAACATCAGTTCTATTACTAAATACTCTAGCATTAGTAACATTCTCAACATCATTCAATAAAGCAGCAGCAATAGCTTCATCAGTAGCGTTCCCCTTTATAATACTTCTTTCACGTCTTAATCTCAACTCATCGTCAGTTTCCGTAGCCCTTCCAGTAATACCAGCGTCAGGATTATTAACTCCATTCCATCCAGTAACAGGAGTTTGTATTATGTTTAAATTATTTGCTGGTAGCGTATTCGCTCCTTTTATTGTACAGGTGAAATCTCCTTGATTCCATATTTGATCAATACTCATATCAGCACCAACATCAAAACTAAAAACTACACTTAAATCTTCTAAAGTCATATTTTCATTTAAACTATTCACTGTAACCGTACCTGTCCAACTTCCAGCGTCAATTAAAGCCTTAATTTCATCCAACACATCAACTTTAGTGTCTCCAATTTGAGCAATATAATCATAATTAGTAGCATTAATTGTTACTGTATATGTATTACTTACTGTAAGCGTTTCTATACTAACTACGCCTTTACTGGCTGTAGTTTTACTTACAGTAACACTATTATCTAAACTATAATCTATTGTAGTATTTTGCTGTCTGGCTAGTTTACCTGCTGGGATTACAGTATTGTTAGTAGCATTTAGTAACACATCTTTTACTTCAGTAGCCGTTTCTTCTAATCTAGTTATAGCATTCTCAGCAACAACAGCATCCAAACTAGTACCGCTAGCTTTATTAGGATCACGGCTATTATATATCTCCTCAGCCCCATCCCATAAATCAGCTTCTCGTTTAGCCAGTAATCCGATCAATTGTCCAAAAGGTTGATCAGCCTCAACATCTATATCATCCCCAAAAATTTCTTTAAAATCTATTTCTAATTCTGATATTATTTCCGCTAATGTTTTTTTATTAAAGCCTGTTGCTGTAACATATATTTCACTCATATTCTAAACACTCCCCTCTATAATTTCACCGCTCTCAATTCTAACTTCAAAATTAGCACTATATTTTCTAGCGGAAGTATCAAAACTAGCATTAAAACTAACTATTTCCACAATCTCAGGGATACTATTTAATTCACGAATAAATAAACCATTAACAATATTTAAATCAGGGTTTTTGACCAATATTTGCTCATAATATGGAATACCCAAATCTACATTCAACCACCACTCACCAATAAAAAAACTTAATTTAGTTTCTATTTTTTGTGCTACGTATTCTGTATCAGTTTGCGTAAATCTTAAATTTCCTGTTGAGGTTATTGCTAGGTCTTTTGTTATCGGGTCTAAATATAAACTTTTCATTCAGCTTCTACCTTATTTTGTCCAGCATCAGTAATAGTAACAGTAACAGAAAAACTACAAGGATTAAATGGTGGCGTACTTTCAGTTCCATTAACTGTAAAAGTACCATTATCGTTTTTACGCATAACCTCACTACCATCATTTTTAACTTTTATTGCTGTGGCATTTATTGTGCCACTACCGCTCGCATTTTGACAAGTTCCTTGACTAGCTCCAGTT